CATGAGCACGCCCGATGAGGCCCACGACCTCGTCATGCAGGATTGGGATCTGTCGCGGTTCAGCCAAAACCCCGTCGCCTTCTTCAATCACAACAGTTGGGGCCTCCCCATCGGCAAGTGGGTCGACCTGTCGGTGACCGACATCGCCCCCGGCGTGCGTGCCCTGACCGGCGCCTTCGTCCCGTCCGACGCGACCGAGACCAGCCGCGCCGTCGCCCGGCAGCTTGCCGAGGGCGTCCTGAATGCCTGCAGTGTGGGCTTCATCCCCGGCAAGATGACCGACCGCAGCAAGTACCCCACCGACGACCCCCGCTGGGCCCAGCGCGGCTACGTCTATGAAGCGCCCCGCCTCATGGAATGCAGCATCGTCGGCACCCCGATGCACCCCGATGCCATCGCGCAGCGGTCCACCGACGACGCCGAACCCCCCGCCCCGGCCGACGTGTCCGCAGAGACCCCCGCGCACGTCACCGGGGCGGAGGCCGCGCCGGCCGATGCCGACGCCGACGCCGACACGTTCGCCCTCATCGAGCGCGCCCTCGCCAAGCTCTTCCCCGTCTCCACATCCTCCGTCTGACCCCTTCCCTCCGCGCCGGGCGGCCCTCCCGGTCATCCACCCAAAGGAGGCCACGATGGCCGACAGCAGCACCCTCCAGGCCCAGGTCGACGTCCTCGTCGGCAAGGCCATCAACACCGCCAAGGCGGACATCGAGCGCAACATCGGTGACGTCAAGCTCACCCAAGAGCGCCAGACCGCCGAGGTCGCCAAGCTCGACGCCGCGATCACCGCGCTCAAGGCCCGCGAGATCGCCGGCACCCCCGCGCCCTTCGACGGCCCGGCCGCCAGCCTGACCCGCAGCTTCGGCCGCGACGACAGCCTCCAGCTCTTCGGCGCGACCCGCCGGATCGCCTTCGGCAGCGAGCAGCACACCGAGCGCGCCGACGGCCTGCTCACGTCGACCCGCACCTTTGGCGAGGGCCACGCCGAGATCAAGGATCTGTTCGAGGCCCTCTACGTCCGCCTCGCCCTGCGCGGCCTGAACGTCGGGCGCGCGTCCGGCGGCGAGTTCGGCCGGGCGGCCCTGGAGCACGGCGGCGACATCCTCGCCCGCCTGTCCGACCGCCTGCAGCGCAACGGCCTGACCAACGACGGCGTCGCGACCATCCGGCGCGTCTTCGGTGTGTCCAGCGGCAACGGCGCCGACTTCATCCCCGGCGAGGTGATGCTCCCCGAGATGATGCGCGTCGCGACCGCCGCCATCATGGACTCCCCGGTCGGGCTCTTCGTGCAGAAGACGCTCAACGACAAGAACGTCAAGAGCCCGCTCGGCACCGCGCGCCCCCGCCCCTACCTGCAGGGCGCCGCGTCGGCCTCGGCCGCTGCCGACTTCATCACCTCGGCGATGGGGACGTCCTCGCTGGCCTACGCCGTCAAGGACATGGCCTGCGCCGTGATCTACGACCGCAACGCCGACGCTGACAGCATCATCAGCTACCTCCCCGAGCTCCGCGCGCAGATCGCCGAGGCCATGTCCCTCGCCCTCTTCGACGCGATCATCAACGGCGACACCAACGCCACCCATCAGGACAGCCTGACCGCTTGGGCCCCCGAGGGCGTCTTCCCCGTTGGCACCCCGTCGGGCGGCAGCGCGGTCGGCGGCAGCCTCGACCACCGTCGGAGCTTCCTCGGCCTGCGCGCCCGCGCGCTGGACATCGGCACCGCGGCCAAGAAGGACTTGGCCTCGACCTACACCTTCGCGAAGATCCAAGAGATGCACAGCCAGATGAGCGCCGGCTGCGGGCAGGACATGTCCCGTGTCGCGGTCTTCGCCTCCTTCTCCGAGATCCTGAGCAAGTTCAGCACGATGGATCAGGTCGCGACCTTGGAGAAGTTCGGCCCGCAGGCGACCATCCTCAGCGGGCAGGTCGCTGCCATCGGCGGCCGCCCCGTCATCCGCGCGTGGCCGCTCGGCCGCACCGGCGCGGAGACCGGCGCCTTCGACACCGCCGGCGTCCACAACGCCACCAGCGGCAGCAACACCAAGGGCGGCGTGGTGATGGTCGACCTCAACCGCTACATCCTCGGCACCCGCCAGGGCCTGCGCGTCGAGAGCGACGTCAACATCCTCAACAACACCGGCGCGCTGGTGGCCTCCGGCCGCTACGCCTTCGAGAGCCCCGACCACGCGAGCGCGCCCACCACGGGCTCCATCGTGAACGTGGTGTACGGCTACAACGCCTCCTGATCCACCCCCAGCGCCCATCTGAGGTGACCCCATGTCCCAACCCATGACCCGGCAGGTTGACCTCCTGCTCATCCGTGCCGCCGCCGGCACCGTCGACGGCGATGTGTACGTCAACCCCCTGCCCGTGAAGCTCCGCATCATCAGCGGGTATTTCACCCCGCAGGCTGCCGTCACCGCGAACGACACCAACTACGCGACGGTGACCCTCGCGAACGGCGCGACCACGCTGCACAGCTTCGACACCCGGACCAGCGGCAGCGGCGGCACCGGCGACCTCGCCGCGACCACGCCGATTGCCCTGACCTTCGCGTCGGCCGCGGTCGGCACGATCCTTGAGATCGCGCCGGGCGCCGCCATCAAGCTGAACAAGGCCGTCACCGCGTCGGGCGTGGCCATCTACGGCCGCTACTCGCTCCTCTGCGAAGAGGTCCGCGTCTGATGCCCCGCGCCCCCGCCGACGCCCCCACGCCGGCGGGGGCCGCCCTGCCGGGCGCTGAGGCCCCTGCAGCCGCCCCCGCGGTCGCAGGTGGCCCGGCGCCCGGCCATCCCCTCCCGCGCGCCTACGCAGCCGTAGGCCGCGCCCCGGCCGGCCCCGCGTACCTCACGCGCCGGCTGGTCACCGCCCCGGGCCCCCAGCGCGCCCCGGGCGACCCCGACGCCCCGGACGGCCCCGCCGAACCGACCGACCCGTATGGGGTGCCCCCGTGCCCGTGATCACCGCCGCCGCCGCGCGCCTGCAGATCCCCGGCCTGACCGGGACTGCGGAAGACACCAAGATCGAGACCCTGATCGACGTGGCCGACGCGATGATCGCCGCGGCGGTCTGCTCTGCGATGCCGGACAACGGCGCGCCGACACTCGGGTCCACGACCTACACCCTGATCGAGCCCGAAGTGGTTGTGTCCGAAGACGGCTACACCCTGCTCGTCAGGGTGCCCAACATCACCGCCGTCACCTCACTCCACGTCTCCACCTCGCGGGTCTGGGACGCCTCGACGCTGCGGGACAGCGCCGGCTATGTCCTCGACGCCCGCACGTCGATGATCGAGATCGCCCCGGCATACCCGCCCCTGCCGCTGACCCGCCGCTCTGTGCGCGCAGTCGTGACCGCGGGATGGGCGACCCTGCCCGATGACCTTGCGCACGCCGTCGCGGTCCTGACCCGGCATCTCTTCGACCTGCGGCATGGCCAAGGCCGGACCTCTGTCAGCGAGGCCGGCATCTCCACGTCCCTGCGCCCCGAGACGATGCCGGACGCTGTGCGCCAGATGATCGCCCGCTACGCCATCCCGGTGGTCTGACGTGACCCCCGCCGAGGCCGCTGCGATGATCAAGCGCATGGGCGCTGGCGGCTTCCGCGCGGCAGTCCAGCGCACGATGGTTGAAGTGGCGCTCAGAGGCGAGGGCTACGCGAAGGGCAACGCCGCGACGGTCCTCAACGTCCGCACCGGGCACCTGCGCCGCTCCATCGCCGGGACCGTGCGGGACACCCCCGAAGGCCCCGAGGCCGTCATCAGCGCCGGAGGCCGCATCAACGGCGGGGCGTCGGTGCGCTACGCCGGGGTCCATGAGTACGGCACCAAAGACCCCATCCGCCCCAAGCGCGGCCGCTACCTGCGCATCCCCCTCCCGCCTGCGCGCACCGCCGCCGGCGTCGACCGGTTCGGCGGGCCCCTGCGGCAGTCCGGCGCGGGCCTGTTCACGGTCTTCAAGGCGAAGTCCGGGGCGCTCTACCTGCGGCACAAGCCGTCGGGGCAACTGTGGTATAAGCTGGTGGAGCAGGTCAGCATCCGCGCGCGCCCCTTCCTGCGCCCCGCCGCCGACCGCGCCGCCGCCGACCTCCCCCGCGTCCTCGCCCGCAACATCACCGAAGAGCTCAAGCGTGTCTGACCGCGATACCACCATCACAGACGTCATGACCGCCGTGGGGACGATGCTCCTCACCGCGTCGGGCCTGACGTCGGAGCGTGTGACCTACGGCGCGACTGACCGCCCCGCAGTGACCGGCGACTGTGTGGCATGGCGGATGATCACGTCGTCGGTGAACGTGACCGCCCCTGCGGCCCTGACCCGCGCCGAGACGATGACGACCTTCGAGCTGCGCATGTGGGCGCAGGGCACGGCGGATACCCCGTTGTCCCGAGACATCGCCGCCGTGGGTCTGTGGCAGCGAGTGCGCGCCGCGACCCTGACCGACCGGACGCTCGGGGCGACGGTGCGGGACGTGGTCTTGGGCGAGCTCACCGCGCCGTCTGCGGCCGCCGACGTCGGCGTGCCCGTGGGCTGCGCAACCGCGATCCTCACTGTCCGATGGCAGTGGCAGGCGGTGCCCTAATGGCTTGGATCACCGCATCCAACGGTGCAAACTACGCTTTCCGCGTCGCTGTGACGTGCGACACCACCGGCGCGACCCCCGGCGGCGCCGCGGTTGTGGCGCGCTTGGCCATCGGCCCGGACCTCGCCCACTTCTGGGAGACGGTGCAAAGCAACGGCTACGACGTGCGTTTCGCCACCGCGGGCGGGTCGGTCATCGTCCATGAGCGCGCGACGTGGACCTACGCCAGCAAGGTGGGGATCTTCGACTTCGAGGTCGACGTCCCCGCGACCGCCCCGGCCGGCGCCGTCCGCACGGTCTACCTGTACTATGGCCCCGCGACCGCGGTTGCAGTCGACCCCAGCGCCGGGCCCTTCGTGAACACCGTCGGGGCCTACGCCGAGGCCGGACGCATCATGCCCGCCGGTCGCGCGATCCTCTGGGACAGCCCGTCGTGGGGCCAGTCCGCAGGGTCCAACACCCCGACCCCCGCGCAGACCGCCGTGGTCGGCGTCGACGAGTTCCGCCACATCTACGCGGTCCTCGGTTGGTCCCTGCGCTTTCAGGCAGGCTACAACTACAACGGCAGCGACGTCTTCGAGGACGTCGATTGGCTCTACGTTGTGACGACCGGCGGCCATGCCAGCGCGCCCAACTGGATGCTCGCCGCGAACCTGCGCCTCTTCACCGATGAGACCGGCCACACCGTGCGCGCTCTCGTCAACGTCCAGAACGCCAGCGACGGGCTCGCGGTCCTCCGCGTCGGTTGGGGCGGGTTCTTGACCGAAGAGCGGCACTACCTGAAGCTGCGCGGCATCGCCCCCGCGATCTGATAGACCCCCACCGACACTCCGGAGGCCCCCATGGCAGTCCCTTACAGCGCTCGCGGTTCCGGCGTCATGGTCGGCGTCGAGGTCACCCCCGGCACGGCCGTCAGCCGCACGAAGTCTTGGCCGATCAACGGGTCGACCCTCACCTCGACCCGCACCCGCAACGTCCGCGGCCGGCTGTCGCACGGAACCGGCGGGTTCGTCAAGGACGAGTTCGTCGCCAGCGTGGAGGTCGGCGGTGCTCTGACCATCCCCGCGTCCTACAGCGGCCTCGGGCTGTTGATGCGTGCTGCCCTCGGCGCTGCCGCATCGTCTGGCACCGGCCCCTATACCCACACCTACGGCCCGGCCGCGGCCCTGCCCTCGCTCACGATTGAGCAGATCTACGGCGACAGCGGCCGGTCGATCCTCAACGCCGGATGCAAGGTCAACAGCCTCGGCCTGTCGGTCACCCCCGGCGGCGAGGTGCTGTGGAACGTCGACATCATCGGCATGAGCGCCGCCGCCGACGGGTCCGCCGGCAGCCCGTCCTACCCGTCGGTGGTCTTCGCCGAGGCGTATGAGTGCGTCGTGACGTGGGGCGGTAGCAGCATCGGCACCGTCAAGAGCGCCGAGGCGACCATCACCAACGGCGCGACCCGCCGCCCGCAGGTCGGGGCCCTGACCAGCGCCGAGCCGTCCGTCGGCGTGCCCCGGCGCGCGACCGCGACCATCGTCGTCGACAAGGACAGCTTTGCCCCGCGCATCGCCGAGACCGCCGACACGACCGGCGATCTGGTGCTGACCTTCACCGACACCGCGACCGGCGCGAAGACGATCACGATCACCCTGCAGGACTGCCGGGCGACCGTGACTGAAACGGTCGGCGGGTCGATGGCTGACCTGACCACGTCGATTGCCTTCGCCAGCAACGACCTCCCGTCCATCGTCATCGTCAACGCGGAGTCGAGCGCCGATGCCTGACCAAACCGGACAGACCCCCGCCGCGCCGGACGTGCTCAGCGTTCTGCGCGCCGCTGCCGTGCCCTTCACCGCCGTCATGCAGCCCGCCGACGGCGACCGCCCCGCGCTCTACTGGCGCGTCCGGCGTCTGTCGCCGGGGCAGGCCGCGCAGGCCGGCGTCTTGGAGGGCCTTGTCGGCGGGGCGCTGGCGAAGATCGAGGCCGCCGCGAAGGCTCCCGCCGCCGCGCCGGACCTTGACCTGTCGGCGCTTGGGGCATCGGTCCTCCGCAGCGCCGCGCAGGCCGCCGACCGGGTCGTGATGGCCGCGGTCGACGGGGTGTCTCTCGACGGGGTGACGTGGACCCCGATGCGCGTGGTCCTCCCCGGCGACGACGACCCGACCGCCGGGACCGTCGGCATCCAGACGATGCCGTGGGGCACCGTGTGGGCGTGCGCCGAGGCGGCGACGGGCTTCGCCCGGGAGGCGGCCGCGCTGGTGGCCTCGTTTCGTCAGCGCGCAGCCGGGGCTCCCACTGACCGCTGACCTTGCCGCGCGACGGTACGGGGTGCGCCCCTCGGTGCTCATCGGGATAGACTGCCCGTGGCAGGCGCTGTACCTCGATGCCGCCGCCGCCCTTGCCGGCGAGCGCCACGACGCCGAGCACAGCCCCCTCGCCGCCCTCCTGACCGCCCTGACCGGCGCCCGGTGACCCGATGTCCGACGTGATCAACGTAGTCATCCGGGCCCGCGATGAGGCGACCAAGTCTCTGCTGTCCGCTGGGAACGCAGCCGATGCCCTCGCCGAAGCGCAGGCAGAGGCTACCAAGACCGGCGCGGCCCTCGAACAGCAGGCCGCAGAGACCGCCGAGGCCCTGAAGGGACAGACTGCGGCGACGCAGGCAGCCGCAGACCGGACTGCCGGCGGGGACGCTTCGCCCGACGGCGCGCCGGGGGCGATCAAGAAGACCGCCGACGCAGCCGACGACGCTGCGGGGTCTGTCAGCAACCTGAACGGCCGCGTGATGACCCTGCGCTACAACCTCGCGGACGTGGCCCAACAGTTGGCCGGCGGGGCAAACCCGTTCATAGTCATCATGCAGCAGGGCCCCGAGATCGCGGGCGCGCTCGGCAGCGCATCCGAGGCCGCCGACGTGCTCAAGGCCGCGCTGGGCGGGTCGATGACCGTTGCAGCCGCGGCCGGTGTCGCGGTCGCTGCCTTGGTTGCCGCCTACGCAGTCCTCGCGAACCAATCCGAACAGGCAGCAGAGGCCACCGGACGGCTTGCCGCGCGCATGGAGGAGGCCGGCGCGCGCGCCGATGCGGCCCGCCCCTTGCTTGAGGGTATCCATGCGGCGCTGGTGCGCTTGCGCGGCGCGAACGACGACGCTGCGCTTGCCTTCAAGGAGTTGACCGGCGAGATCGACAAGCACGAAGCTGCGGCCACGCGCTCGCGCAATGCGCTTGCCGAGGACTACCACGACCAAGAACGCAACCTTGCCGGCATCATTGAGAAGGAGCGCGAGGTCATCCGCACGCGGGAGACTGCGATCAAGGCCGCAGAGACCGCCATCGGCCTGACCAACAGCATGTCAGCCGACGAGGTTGTTCTCGCGCAGAACGAGATCGAGAACGCCCGTGCCCGGCTGCGCGCCGCCGAAGAGACGTCGGTGGCGTTGAAGGCCGAGAAGGGTGAAGCGCTCGCCCTGATCGACGCCAGCGAAGAGTACAGCCGGGAGTTGGAGGCGCAGAGCGAGGCCGAGAAGGAAGCCAACCGCGCGCGCGCCGAAGCCGCCAAGCGCCTCGCCGAGATGCGGCGCGAGTACGACAGTCTGGTCAAAGCGTTGGAAGCCTTTCAGGACGCCGAGCGCGCCGCGTCCGCGTTGGGCCCGGTGTCGAACCTCATCCCTGCGCAGGCGATTGACGACCTGCGCGCCCTGCAGGCCGAGCTTGACCAACTTGCGCCGCCCAAGGATGCGCTGACCGCCTTTCAAGCCATCGAGCTCAAGCTGCTCGACATCGAGCGCGCAGCGGCCCAGATTGGCGCCCCGCAGGTAGCCGAGGCGGCCCGTGAGCAGGCGCAGGCGGCGATGCAGGACTTGACGTCGAAGGCGATGGCAGAGGCCGCCGCCGCCATCGAGGAGCTCGGGACCATCTTGGGCAAGATGTACCAAGAGTCCATCCAGAAGGCCGCCAACGCCGGCAAGATGATCGGCCAAGTACTCGCGGGCGACATCAGCGGCGTCCTGTCCAGCATCATCCCCAAGCTTGGTGCAAAGCTGGGGGAGGCCCTCGGAAACGTCGCTGGTGACGGCATGTTTGCCAAGCTCGCCGCAGCGATCCCGCTGATCGGTGAGGCCATCGGACAGGCCATCAGCGGCATCCAGGCATTGGGCGAGAATGGCGCCAAGGCGACATCCAACGCAATCGTTGAGCAGATCCAGAGCATCATCAAGGGGCTAAGCAACCTACCTGCGCTGATCGTCCAGTTGGTGCCGGACCTCATCGTGAAGGTGCTCCCTGACCTGATTGTGCATCTCGTCAGCATCATCCCGCGCATGGCCGTTGCCATCGCCATCGAGTTACCCGTGGCCATCGTCCGCGGCATCGTCGGTTGGTGGCGCGACATCGGCGGGTTCCGAGGCATCGCGGCGTCCATCGCGGACGGCGTGCGCACTTGGTGGCGCGAGACGTGGGATCGCGTGCGCGCATGGCTCCGCGACATCTTCACCCCGGGCGACCAAGGCCGGGGCCGGCGGGTCAGCGATGCCCGCGCCGAAGACCTGCGCGCCCTGCAGGCCGCAGCGATGGCAGTCACAGACCCCCGTGGGCGCCCGGGGCAGCCGACCGACCCGCGCACCTACAGCCGCCGCGGAGGCGGGCCGCAGCCTGCAGGGCCGACGCTGGTCATCCAGGCTGCATCGCTCCACCCCGACGTGGTACCCGCGACCCTGCGGGATCTTGACCGCATGACCCGCCCCGGCGGCCTGCGCCGTGGTACAACGGGCCTGGGGGGCACCTGATGGCTTCGCGGTTCTACTGGTACGC